AACATATGGTCCACAATAACTTTAGATAAATATTAAAAACAGAGAAATTATATGAGTTGGAAAAAACATTTTACAGTTTATAAATTTGCAAATCAACAAGGTAACCAATCTGGTGGTCCAGCAGGCAGATATAGTAAATTTTCAAATTATTTGCCAGAAGTATATAGTGGACAACCAAATAGGGTTGAACGCTATTTTCAATACGATCAAATGGACACTGATTCTGAAATTAATGCGGCATTAGACACGATATCAGAATTTTCTACCCAATTTGATGATGACCAAAAAATACCGTTTAATATTAAATGGAATGATGATTCAACAGATTCAGAAGTTTCAGTTCTTGAAAAAACACTTAGCCAATGGAATAGAATAAACGAATGGGATAAACGTATTTTTCGAATTATGAGAAGTACTTTAAAATACGGAGATCAGTTTTTTATTAGAGATCCAGAAACCTATGTATGGATGTGGGTTAATCCGGTAGATGTGCCTAAAGTTATAATCAATGATTCAGAAGGTAAAAAAATAGAACAGTACGTAGTTAGAAATTTAGATTTAAATTTACAAGAAAAGACAGCGTCAACTATTCTTCAACACAACGAGCAGTATATGAGCGTAAGCTCTATGATGTCAGGTGGTGTAGTTAATCGAGGTGCATATGGTAGTGGTGGTATGAACACAGGAACGAACGCCCAACAAGAAGAATTCGGTATAGATGCTAATCATGTTATACATTTGTCACTTACTGAAGGTATGGATCCAAATTGGCCGTTTGGTACAAGTATATTAGATCCATGTTTTAAAACATATAAACAAAAAGAATTATTAGAAGACTCAATTATAATTTATAGAGTACAACGAGCACCAGAACGTAGGGTATTTTATATAGATGTAGGAAGTATGCCTACACATAAAGCAATGAGTTTTGTTGAACGTGTAAAAAATGAAATCCATCAACGTAGAATACCAAATAAAACAGGCGGTGGTAATAGCATAATGGATGCAAGTTATAATCCATTATCAATTATGGAAGATTATTTCTTTGCTCAATCAGCAGAAGGTCGTGGATCTAAAGTTGAAGTATTGCCCGGTGGCGAAAACTTAGGACAAATAGATGATTTAAAATATTTTACAAATAAACTTTTGAGAGCATTAAGAATTCCTAGTTCTTATCTTCCAACTGGTCCAGATGACGGAACTGCTAGTTTTGTTGACGGAAGAGTCGGAACTGCATTTATCCAAGAATATCGATTTACAAAATATTGCCAACGATTACAGCAATTACTTGGTCCACATTTTGATAAAGAATTTAAAATGTTTTGTAAATTTAAAGGAATAAATGTTGATTCTTCAATCTTTGAATTACAGTTTATGGATCCACAATCATTTAGCCAATATAGACAAATTGAAATTGAAGGTGCAAGAGCAGGCGTGTTTAATCAATTAGCAGAAGTTCCATATATGAGTAGACGATTTGCTCTTAAGAAATATTTGGCTTGGGAAGAAGATGACATAGTAGAAAATGAAACTATGTGGAAAGAAGAAAATCCCGATAAAGTACCAATTGGTTCAGCAGGTGTTTCCGGCGGAGGACCTAGTGATGCATTAGGTGCAGTAGGATTACGCCCACCTGATTTAGAAGCACCAGGAGAAGACACATTACCAGACGAAGGATTAGAAGGTGAAGAACAACCCGATATAGGGGGAACCGAATCACCAATTAGTGGAGCAGAAGGAATGCCACTTCCTCCAGGAGAATTACCATAATGAGATATACTGAATTAAGAGAAGAATATGATGCAACATTAGATGAATATACTGTAGCAGATATTGATGAAACCCGTAGACCAAGATTAACTTTGAAACATTTAAATCGGTTACGAAAAATGCGCGAACTGAAAAAAGTAGAAATGGAGCAAAGAGAGAACTTTTATAATATAATTTACGGAAGACCTACTGAACTGCCTCAAGTTTGATCTAAAAATTCATTTTTTGGGTCATTTTCCTACCTTTTTGAATTTCTATAGTAAATAACATACATGAAAATGTTATCGTGTCTTTTCTTGAAACATTTAATAATTAGGAGATAGAAATGTCAGCAAAGGAAAAACTAGAACAGGTCCTCGAACATTTAATTAACGAGGAAGGCGAAAAAGCTAGTGATCTCCTTCATGACGTTTTTGTAGAAAAAGCTCGCTCTATCTACGAAGGCTTGATTGAAGAAGATGAAGCAGTCGAAGAAGAAGTTGAAGATGTAGAAGAAGCAATTGCAGGCGACGTAGCCGACGATTTTGTAGACGATGTTCAAGCCAATTCAGATGAAATTGAGTCAGAAGAAGTATTTTCGGAAGACGATTTAGAAGATGAAGAAGGCGATGAAATGATCGAACCAGAAATGGATGCAGAACCGGAAGGTGGCGAAGAAGCAGTTGAAGATGCTTTCATGAACGTTGAAGATGCACTCGACGAACTAAAGCGGGAATTTGCCGCTATGATGGGCGACGAAGGTGCAGAAGATATGGGTATGGAAGAACCTACAGACGACGAAGAAATGGGTGCTATGGTTGACGCAGAAGAAGAACTTATGATGTCAGCTGATAACAACCAGGACAACGACGAAGAGCTTGAAGAAGACTATGAAGACCTCGAAGAGGGTCATGATATGGCAACAGTAACTGAACCTTCAAAAACAGAAGGATCAGATGCTAAAAACAAAACAAGTCCTACAGCAGGCGCAAACCCAATGGATTCCGGAGGACGATCTGCCGTTAAAATGAAAGACGGTGGTGAAGGCGATCACGGAACTAGTGGTGTAAGCGAAGATAATGCAGGAAATGTTAATACTGTCCCAGGTAAGGCTGACGGAGAAGGCGGAAGCGCCGTACCTTCAGCACAAGAAACCGAAGGATCAGATGCTAAAAACAAAAAGTCACCGTTAGGAAGTTAATCTAACTGTGAGATAATTATAAGGGGTTAATATGCAACGTACTTTAAAAGAAACTCTTTCATATGAACAAGCAGGTATACTAGTTGAGTCTCGAGAGGGTCCAACAGGTAAAGATCTGTATATGGGAGGTGTTTTCATTCAAGGCGATGTTAAAAACCAAAACCAACGAGTTTACCCAGTAAATGAAATCGGTAAAGCAGTTAAGTCTCTAAGAGAAAAGTTAAACGGAGGATTTTCAGTTCTCGGTGAAGCAGATCATCCAGAAGACTTAACAGTTAATCTAGATCGAGTATCACATATGATAACCGAAATGGATATGCAAGGAGCTGATGGAATAGGTAAACTAAAAATATTACCAACCCCAATGGGAAATATAGTTAAAACCCTATTGGAAAGTGGAGCGAAACTAGGTGTAAGTTCCAGAGGTAGTGGGAATGTTGACGACGGCGGTCGTGTTTCAGATTTTGAAATAGTGACTGTTGATATTGTTGCCCAACCGAGTGCACCTAATGCGTACCCAGATCCTATATATGAACAGGTACAGAGATATAAATCTTGTAAAAGTTTAATGGATTTAGGTGAAGCAGTTAGGACAGACAGACGGGCACAAAAACATTTACAAAAAGAGGTTGTTAAATTTATTAACGATCTTTTTTAATTAGGAGAACATAAATGGCAGATGCTTTTGAGGAATTATTAGGTTCAGACGTTCTCTCAGAAGATGTTAAATCGGCATTATCTGAAGCATGGGAGAAGAAGGTTAGTGAGTCGCAAGACAAGATCAAAGCTGAACTCCGAGAAGAATTTGGACAACGTTATGAAAATGACAAAGGCCAAATTATTGAAGCTATGGATAAGATGCTCAATGATTCTATAAAAACAGAAGTAGAAGAATTTGTCTCAGATAGACAAAATCTTGCAAACGCTACTGTTGGTTATAAGAAAAATATTAAAGAGCATGCCGAAATCCTAGATAAGTTTCTTTTAGAAGAACTTAAAAAGGAAATAACAGAGCTTCGGGGGGATAGGACCAACCAAAGCAACAATTTTAAAAAGTTAGAAGGCTTTGTCATAAAGCAACTAACAAAAGAGTTGAATGAGTTTCATACTGATAAGAAGTCTGTTGTAGAACAGAAAGTAAGATTAGTTAAAGAAGGAAAACAACTTATAGCAAATGCCAAGAAAGATTTTGTTAAAAAAGCCGCAGAAAAAGTAGAGAAAGTTGTTGAATCAGCTGTTCAAGGCGAACTTACAGCCTTGAAAGATGATATCAAATCCGCTAGAGAAAATAACTTTGGTAGAAAGATTTTTGAAACTTTCGCGGCAGAATTTATGACATCTTATTTGGCAGAAGGTACACAACTGCGTAAATACGGCAATAAAATTTCTGAACTTGAGAAACAAATCGAAGAGGGCAATAAGTCTCTTACCGATAGTAAAGTTCAAATTGCTGAAAGTGAACGCAAAGCTAACATTGCTGAAGACCTAGCGAATCGGCAAAAACAAATGAGTGAACTGCTTGATCCTTTAGCTAAGGATAAAAAGGAGATTATGGAAGACCTACTTGAATCAGTGAAAACTGACAATTTAGGAAAGGCATTCCAAAAATATCTTCCGGCAGTTATTAATGAAAAGGTGATTAAAAAGACTGAGAAATCAGAAAAGAAATCACTAACAGAAAGTAAAACAAATAAACCGGCGAAAAAGTCTGTAAGAACAGGTAACAAAACATTTCCTATTCATATCGGTAATGAAACACCAGATACTGAAAAAGAAATTGGTAACCTGCGAAAACTAGCCGGATTAGATAATTAATTAGGAGATTATTAATGGCAGACGCACTATTTGAGTCTAACTGGCAAGCAACAAAAGATGCCCTCACTGATGGACTCGAAGGTAACAAAAAAGTTGTTATGGAAACAACACTTGAGAATACAAAACAGCATTTGACTGAGGCCGCGGGAGCGGGCGCAACAGGTGCAGGTAATGTAGCTACTCTTAACAAAGTTATTCTTCCGGTTATCAGACGGGTTATGCCTACGGTTATTGCCAATGAAATTATTGGTGTTCAACCGATGACAGGTCCAGTTGGACAAATTCACACATTACGTGTGAGATATGCTGATTCTAAAGATGGTGTCACAGCAGGCACAGAAGCACTTAGCCCTTTTAATATTGCTAAGAGTTATTCTGGTGATGCAGGCGCTGACGGAAGCACAGCAGGTTCAGGGGCGGCAGCTCCGACAAGCGACTTAGAAGGTTTACCTGGCAACAAGTTGTCTATTCAAGTATTGAAGCAGACAGTTGAAGCTAAAACACGTAGACTTTCCGCACGTTGGACATTTGAAGCCGCACAAGATGCAAGTTCACAACATGGTATAGACGTTGAAGCAGAAGTTATGGCCGCTTTAGCACAAGAAATTACCGCTGAAATTGACCAAGAAGTTATTACTTCTTTGTTTAGTTTAGCTGGTACTGGTGCTGGTCTAGCATTTGACCAAACTGGTGGTACCTTTACAGGTTCCCCACACTATGTTGGTGACGAACATGCAGTAGTTGCAATTCTTATTAACCAAGCCGCGAACTTGATCGCAGCCAGAACAAGGCGTGGCGCAGGAAACTGGATAGTTATTTCACCGAGTGCTCTTACAGTACTACAAAGTGCAACAACTTCAGCTTTTGCAAGAACAACAGAAGGCACATTTGAAGCACCAACTAATACAAAATTTGTTGGTACATTGAATAGCTCAGTTCGTGTATATGTTAATCAATATGCCACGGATGACAATATTCTTGTAGGTTATAAAGGACCAGGCGAAATGGATGCCGCATCTTTTTATTGCCCATACGTTCCGCTGATGAGTTCCGGGGTCGTGCTTGATCCTAGTTCATTCGAACCAGTCGTTTCATTTATGACACGATATGGTTACGTTGAGCTTACTAACCAAGCATCATCCTTGGGTAACGCAGCCGACTATCTTGAGAAGATAGCAGTTTCAAACCTAACTTTCATTTAAAAAGAAAGTTTATTTTTACGAAAGAAGGAGCCAGATTGATTTTTGGCTCCTTTTTTCTTCTTCTTTATTCCTTGTACATTTATTCTTTAGATAAATATTAATTAATAGGAGTCTGGAATGTCAGTAAATATTGACCACCAAAAAAATTCGTTAGTACCATCAACAACAACGTTAGATATAGATACTACAGGATCATTAGTTTTACCAAAAGGTACTACTGCTCAACGGTATCCTGCGGCAAAAGAAGGTGCTTTTCGAGTTAATACTGAGACCTCAGGACAATTTAATCCAGAAATTTTCCTTAACAGCGGATGGTCTCAAATTATACAAGTATCTGAAGCACCTAGTTCGGGTTATTTTATAAAACATAACGGAACAAAATGGGAAGCCACTGCAATAACATCCGACGATATATCCGAAGGAACTACTAATTTATATTTTACTGCCGCAACAGCAAATACATGGTTGGCTACAAAAGATACAGATGATTTATCAGAAGGAACTACTAATTTATATTTTACAACTACACGAGCAAGGGCATCCGTTTCAGCAACAGGCGATATAAGTTATGATAATAGTACAGGCGTTATAAGTTTTAATAATACATCAGAATATGTT